TCACAGCTTGATGACCTCCACGATCATCGATCCAGAAACAGCCACTTGACCCTGAGACGGAATGCCTTGGGAAAAAACGGCGATCTGCATGCCTGCAGGAACCTCAAAAGACATGCGAGCCGACATGATCGCAGGTGACGACGTGAACACGTCAGTGGCCCTATACTGGCTTGTCGCGACCACAGTGCCCTGATCATTTGCGATGTTCAAGGCGTACAAGGCTCGACAGACCTCGTTTGTATTGACTCGGTAGGCACTGCAGTCCAGTGAGACCAGTACCCTTCTGATGCGACTCGCGGCAGGCAAGACGAATCTTGCAAGATCGATCTGTGACAGAGGAATCTGGACGTTGTTGATCGAGATAGCAACAACATCGGTTGCGGCGCTGTCCGCAATGTCATCTGTCGCCGCTCGGCCATAAATGTTGGCCCCAAACTTGGCCGCTCCCGGCCCGATCGTCCACGGCGCTGGACCATCTGCCGCAGCCCCCACTTCTTCCGCTTGGGCGCGCGCCGCAAACATCCACGAATCCACCTGCCCGGGCTTGGTGTTGTATTTGCGCAGGTACAGTCGGGCATGCTTCGCGGTAGAGGGCGGCTGGGCGATCGAAAAGCAGCGCTTCCATGCCGACGCACCAAGATTTGAGTCTCCGTTGGTGGCCTCATCGTTTTCAACGGTCTGGCCGTTGTTGTACGAATGACCGACGACCGCATTCGCGCTGTCGAAAAAGTACATGAATGCCGCCACCTTGCACCGATGGGCTCCCGTGTGGGCACTGGCGCAGTAGAGCTTGGCAGGATCTACCGCGAACGGCTGGCTTGAGACCTCGATATAGTCTGCATTGCTTGCTGTGCGCCCCTGCTGATGCACATAGAGGGTATTCGTCGATGGCCCGACGCCGCCCGCCATCGTCCATTGCTGCGACAGATTGATCCCGATCTGGTCGATGTTCGCCGCCACATTGTTGCCGAGTGTCCACGCCTTTGTGTCGACGCCAACGGTGAAATCCGAGTCGAACAGGACGTTCGCACCGCTGGGCAGCTGGTCATTCCGTATCCGCTCTCCGCCCGTCAGACCAGCGATGTTCGCTGGCCTGCCAACGACATTCGTCGCCCAGTCGGCGCCCTTGGTCGCACCGAGCTGCGAGCGGGTCATCATGATGTTGCTGACCCAGGCTCCGGGCTGGGGCGTGCCGTTCGGCGTATCGAGCTGGACCCACGGCCACGCCATGATCCACCCTCCTGGCGGGACGACGATCTTGCCGGAAAGGTGCGTCCACCCTGTTCCGCCGGCTTTTGTTGGCGCACCGTAGGACCCGTCCAGGAATCCCAGCGATCCGTCCGACTTGCGCACGAGCAGGCCGACCTGGAGTTGCACTGGCGTGCGCCAGGTCGTCGCGTCCGCCTCGACGTAGATTGAATCGCCCGCCGAGATCGGGAACCCCGCCTGGTTCTCGACCGTGTCGCGCTGCGTCACCTCGATCGCGCATGGCCACGCCGTCGACCCGGCAGGCGATACAGCCACGACCGGAGCCGACCAGAACGTCTGCTGCCCAGCCTGTTTCGGGAAGCCGGTCTGCACCAGGTTGTCGCCCCCCGCCGCCATCTCGCTCACGGCCTTGAGTGTCGCCACCACATAGACCGCGCCCGAGGTGTTGCCGCTACCGTCATACGCAACACAGCCGAACCGATAGGTCCCGTCCGCAGGCAGAGCAGACTGGCCAGTCAGAGCATCGCCAGACCACATTGCCGCGACCTGTGTCATCTGATCGTAGGTGGCCGCCGTGTTGGTGCTGTAGCGGATGACATAGCCCGCATGGTCAAGATCCTGGACATGCGTGACCTGGAACAGGCGCTGCCCCGACATCGTTTCTGTGACCGCCAACGCTGTAGGTGCCGTCGGCGCACCGCTCTTGCCAATGACCTTGTGGGGTGTTGAGATCCACGGAGACACCGCACCGAACGAGTTCCGAAACTGCACGCTGATGATGATCAGTGCTTTGTCTGCGACGCCTTCCAGGTATGCCGATGTCGAGTTTCCGGAGACAACGATTTCCGTCCAGACGGGATCCGAGTGGTTCCTCCATCGAATCGCGATTCGCGCGCCAGGATCGCTCATGTAGATCGATGCCGCCGACTTCCAGGACACGAGCACGCGCGGGATAATGGTTCCGTCGCCCAGTCTCTGCAGCTGCGCTGATCCGCTGGTCGCCTGGAGCTCGCTGGGCACGTCGACCAAGCCCGGATTGGGCAGTCGGGTCGCCGGAGCAGGATCGGCCGAGCTGGCATCGGCGTCATCGTATGAGGCCGCGATGTCGCGCTGCAGGGTCAGCATGACCCACGATCCAGGCGACCAGCTCCAGTCGATCACCCGGAAGGTGTCAGCAGCCAGCCCCAGCCGGGCATAGGTGACAGTCACGCGGTCGCCGACTTCCAGAGGCCAGAGCCTCATTTTCCCGACGACCTGGAGCATCAGGCCCGCCCGAACCTGCTCGACGAACTGCCTCAACAGGTTGCGCGCACGCGCCTTGTGGTTCGTGAACGGGAACGTGAAGTCGGACCACTCGCGCTGCCCGTCTGCAGCGACGAATGCGGTGTTGATGTACGGATCGCAGTCTGTGGGCTGGGTCGTGCGCTCGGGCACATAGGTGCCACGGGCAGCGTTGAATCTGTCATCGAGCGCACTGGACGACCTGACCACGCGCACCGGGGCTGCGAGGTCGTCCTCGACGATGTCGAGCACCGGAGCTGTCCACGCTCCAGCATGCAGGCCCCATTGCGCCCCTTGCGATGCGAATCCTCCCATGGCCTCTGTCAGATCCGCGAGGGTCGCCGCCCGATCGGCATTGACCCCCAAAGCGCCGTCGACGGTGTAGCGCGGGCCGAGAGTGGTCGTCGTTCCGACGGTCAGGGACACCTGCTGATCGCAGATGTCGGCCAAGCCCTTCAGGTCACGCATATCATCCTGATTCAGCGACAGACCCCAGCGCTGCATCATCCAGTCGCCTGCACAAAGCGCTGCATTGCGCGACCAGGCTGTAAGGCCAGTGCGAGGGTCCAATACCCGGCGCCCCGATACGTCGAAGGTCAGATCGCCAGGAATACCCTGATGGCGGCCATCATCCAGGTCGAAGGTGATGACCGCGTAGGCGATGCCCCTCAGCCGATGCGCATCAGTCCAGTACCCCGGGGCGACCGACTTGAGCCATGCGCTGGCCACCTGATCAGGCGATCCGGTGTGGAACTCGACCCGCAGCGACGAGATCATCTTGGTGACCTCATAGTTGACGTTCCACAGGCCGCTGGCCGGACCGCCGGTGACGGTAGATCCGCTAAACGCTGCTGCCCCGCCGTACACCTCATCCCCATCGCGCCCGCCCAGTCGCCTGGAAATGGAGATGATCCGTGAGATGGCGTAGCCATTCTCGGCAGCCGGCAGGGTGGCCGTCCCGTTGGTGAACGTCACGGCAGATACGCCCACGACGTTGTGGGGCTTGCCATACGGCGCATCGGCCGGGCCGCCATTGACCCATCCATTGGCCCCATTGACCCCCAGCCACTCGCCGTACATGAACACGTCGTGGATGGCGTGCACCTCGTGACAGGTCAGCCCGATGACCACATGCTGATAGGCATCGGGCTTCGTTCGCGTGATCCCCTTGTCGTCCATCCAGGTCTTGGAGGAGGTCATCTTGTCGATCACCCAGCCCCCGATGGTGCACCGCCCGTAGACGATCTTCGGTTCGGGCTCCGCCGTCATCAGCGTGACGCTTCGGTCTTGCAACGCCGCAGCCCCTGCCGCCCGGGATTCGGCGGCGGCACGCTTGGCCTTGCGGCGTGCCATGACACCGCCGACCACGGTAGCAGCCAGAGCGATGTACGTCGCCGTTGCCGCCGCAATGACGCCAGCCGCGCCCAGCGCCTGTGCAGCGACCACGACGATCGTGACGGGATCTGCACGAGCCGGGGCCGCACCTCCCAGTGCCATCGCAGCCGCCAGCGCGATGGCACCGTGTCTCAGCGACCTCAGGCGACGGCGCATCTCACTCTCCATGCCTTGGTGGCCAAGCGGATGTGCAGCATCGTGACCGAATCACCTGCGCGCACGATCACGAGGCTTCCTGCGCAGATGCCGACCAGGCCGACCACACTGCCGACCCGTGACTCGCGCGGGATCAGGACAACATCACCAACGCGGGCCTGCGCGACATCGATCGGATCGCGCGCCAGCGCGTTACTGACCGCACCGGCCAGACCGCCATGGCGATCGCAGTAACGCGCGGCGGCCAGGGCTGACGGGGTGTACTCGACACGGCGCAGCGGGCTGACGCCTTCGATGCGCCCTACCCAGGCGCCGGCGAAGTGCGTGCAGTTGGCATCGCCCCAGTCGAAGGACGTGGGGCGAGCAGCCCAGCTGGTCACGAAGTCGAGCAGCTGGATCCGGACTCGATCGTCGTGTCTCGGGTCGATGTGGTCATCCTTGGCTTGCACGCTGGTATTCCTTGCTGTACCAGACCTGGGACTTGAGCATCTTGTCCATGCCGCTGAGTCCCATGTCTCCGGGGTAGTCGATCTGCTGCTGCGCATGGGTGGCCCGCCAGCCTTCGGCGTGCCGGGATCGCGCCAATCCGAGCCGGCGCAGCGGCAGCTCGATGCGACCGGTGGTCGTGCCCGCACCGTCGTCATCCTCGGCGATGGACACGGGCTCCATCACGCCGGTGAAGTAGAGGCGACGCACCGAGAGCGCCACGCCGTCCGTCTGGATGAAGATCGTGTAGAGGCGCGCCCTCCTGCCGACATAGGTGTTGGCCGGGCCCAGAGCTAAGGACAGCACCGACAGGTCTGCAGAGCAGATCGCCAGCGTGTGCGAGTCGTTGTTGGGCTCGGCGCTGTACTTGACATCCGGCAGGGCGAGGATGTGCCCGATGCCCTTGTAGCTCTGTCCGCCGAACACGATGTCGCTCGACCAGGACGTGTAGCGCTGGGTGCCAATGGGCGCGGCAAAGTCCAGCTCGATCAGCGCAGCCACGCCCAGCGTCCCGCTCGACAGCAGCGCCGTCTCTTCCGGCGTCATCGCGATCATGACCACTGCTCCAAGAACGTCATCTTCAGTCCACCGATCTGTCCGGAGCCGTTGGCTGCCGTGAACTCTGGAAGGTCTCCTCCGGTCCCTGCGAACTTGAACGTCGTCACAGGCCTGTCCCATGTCACCGCCACGGCGCCGAACGCCTGGCGCAGCGGGGGCTCGAAGGCGACTGCGCCTGGCACCGTAGCGTCCGCCGTGAGGCAGATGAGCTGCGATGTCCCCAGACCCACCGGCCCGACCTGGAGCCAGTCGCCCGCCTTGAGCGTGCCGTTGCCGCCGTTGATGGTGGCCGCGGTCGCCCCCTTGGCTGCACCGCCGAAGGTCATCGCCGCACGCGCCGAGCCCACCGGCACCGGCCGAGACGGGTCGTGGCACGCCAGGTGGTTGAGCCTGCCGCGCAGGCGCAGCAGCATGGATCGCCACTGCCCGGCCTCGTCGGGAAGCATCACCCTCGGGCTCGTGAGGGTCAGCACCCAGCGTGGCTCGCCCGTCATGACGTACTGCATCGATCCACCGAAGCGTGATTCGCCGCCGGTGCCGTACAGGCGCTGTGTGATGCCAGAGCCGACGCCTGGACGAATCAGCGTGGGGAGGGTGATGATGGCCATCAGCGCATGGCCCCCACGGCCTTCAGGTGCTCGTAGATGCGTCGCTCGACACCGGCGCAGGCCTGCGAGACCATGGCCTGCACCTTGGTCATGTCCATCACGTGGAGCGTGGTGCTGGCGTCGATGGCCAGGTCACCGGCCTTGGCCTGTGCGCCCGCCATGGCTGCGGCCTTGAGCTGTCCTGCGGCACTGGTCGACAAGCCGCTGCCTGCCGCCGCCTGCGTGTCCTGGCGCCCGAAGACGGCGCCAGCAGCGAAGCGAGTCATCGCGCCCGGGCCGTTCGTCGCGGGGACCGATCCGGCTGCAGTGGCTGGGCGCTGCCGCGCATCCGGCGCCAGTGCCGACGCCAGGCCCTGCACGACCACCGACAGTCGCCCCCCGGGCCCACGCTGCACAGGCAGATTGCCGACGCGGCGCCCTGTCGCGTCAATCGCCAGAGCCCCCCCGCCGGACAGCGGCATGATGGCCTCGGGGCCAGCCTCTCCGAGCAGGCCGAGGCGCTCTCGACCACCGGAGAGGAACCGGAAGTTGGTGTCGCGGTCGATGATCTGGTTCGCGAGCTGACCGCCGGCTGCGAAGCTACCCCCCTGGGCAAAGCCGAAGGCGGCTTTCATGCCGGCGGCCGAGTAGTCGCCGAAGCCTGCGTTGCCCGCCGATCCCACGCCACCGAGCAACATGCCGATGCCGCTGCCGATGGTCTTCCAGAGCCCACCGCCGCCGGCAGCACCGCCGCCCCCCACCGCGGACATCAGACTGGAGAGCGTCGACATCAGCGAGCCGCCGAAACTGCCCAGCTGCCCGATGACGCCACCCAGGCCCTTGGCCAGCCCCCCTCCTGCATCGCCGGCCTCATTCAGTGCCGCCGCGGCGCCAGATCCTGCCGACTGCAGCCCCTCGAGGGCACGGCTCGCGCCCACATCGACGGGCATGACCGGGCCGGCAACACCTGCGGCCAGCTCCGTTCCGGCTGACTTGGCCCCGCCTCCAGGCATGAGGCCGCGCAGCAGTCCGGTGATGGCCGTGCCCTGCTCGCCACCCATGAACTTGCGGAACTGCATCTTCATCTGGGCGTCGACCCAGTCATCCACCAGCCCCCTGATGTTGACCTTGCCGGTCTTGCGGAAGTTGACGAAGGTGTCCTCGGCCTTGCTGAGCAGACCGGACATGGCCTGGTCATTGGCTTCTCGCATCAGGCGCGTGGTGTCGCGCCAGCCCTCGAGCATCTGCTGCCACCCGGGCTTGAGACGCTCCGCCAGACCCGCATTGGCCAGCTCGATGGCGCGACCACTCTCGTCGGCCACAGCTGCCATCTGGTCGGCGATCAGCTTGCGCTGGCCGGGGTCGGTGGTCAGGGAAAGACGCAGGTCGAGCTTGCCGCGCATCTCTTCGGCCGCGCGGCGGATCTCAATGATCTGGGTCTCGACCTCGGCGCGCGCCTTGGTCGCCGGGTCGGTGATCAGACCCATGGCGGCGCTCGAGTTCTGCTGCCGCAACTGCTGGATGCGCTGCTGCGCGTCTTGCCAGACCTGGACGTTGTCGGCAGCAGCCTGACGATCGCGCTCTGTCTGGCGCTGCACGACGCCAGCCGCCGCCGTCGTGGCATTGCTCTTGATCTCGGTCGTGACGCCATCACGCTCGGTCATCAGCTCGGTGATCCGCTTCTCGCGGTGGACCTGCTCGACCGGGCTGGCCGGCTTGCGGCGCGCCTCGGCAGCGATCTCCTCATCGATGAGCTTGAGCCGCTCGGCCCGCTTGTCCTGGCCGATGCGCAGGCGCGCGGCCTCGTACTCCTCGGCACCGGTCAGACCGCGCTGATGCAGCGCCTCGACCTGCTGCAGCTCTTCGTCCAGCGCAGCGACACGGTCGGCACTGCTGCGCTTGAGCTGCGCCAGGCTCAGATCCGCCTGGGCCTTCTCCAGCTGGGCGGCCTGGTCTGCGCTGCGCCCGCCGCCGAATTCGCCCCCCGAGGCCTTGTTCTCGGCCTTGTGGAGCTTCTGCAGGTCGAGGGTGGTCTCGCGCTGCGAGGCCGACTTCTTGTCGGCGACCATCTTGTCGAAGGTCGCCAGATCGGCCGCGCTGGCGTTGCGCTTGACCATCAGCGCACGCTCCTGAGCCGCCTACCGCTCCAGCGTCTGCAAACGCTGCTGGCCGGCCTCGATGATGCCGTCACGGGTCTGGAGTTTCTCGCCCGTCTTCTCGAGACCCTTGGCACTGGTACCGGCAGCCAGGTTGATGTCGCCGGGCTTGGGGGTGGGGTTGGCGCGGGCGATGGACGCCTCGCCGCGTGCCACGGCTCCCGTCAGCGCGAAAATGCGCTCCTTGGCCTTGTCGACGGCTGCCTTGTCTTCGGTGGTGTCGCGGTCGTAGATACCGCGAGGGCGATTCAGCTTAGCCAGCGCCTCGTCATATTCATCCTTGGCAGCCTCCAGTGCGGACTGAGCCTTACCCAGGTCACGCTGGCTGGCCACGCCCCCAGCCTTGACCGTGGCCTCCATGCGGTCGATGGCGACCTTCGACGCGCCAGCCTCGCCCATGCGCTCGGCCTCGGCGCGGGCCGACGCCATTTTCCCGATGATGATGGTGAATGCGGTGATGGCGATGCCCACCCATCCGCCCAACGCATTGAAGACACCGCCCATGGCCCGCAGCGCCATGGACGAGGCATTCGTGGCCCGGGTCAGCCGCTCCTGGCCCTGCTCCAGCGCCGCGGTCTGCTGGGCGTGCTGCTGGCGCAGCGGCAGCACCTGGGTCTCGATCGCGTGCAGGCGCTGCATGCCGGTGAGCTGGGCCGCCGAGGCTTCCGCCGTGCGCAGCTTCGCGGCGGTCAGCGCCTGTTCGGTCATCAGCGCCTGCACCTTGGCGCGCTGCTCGGCCAGCACGGCGGCGAGCTGCGCACGGCTGCTCATCACAGCCTTGTCGTCGGCCTCGGCCGCCAGCAAGGCCTGCACGGCGGCGAGCCGACTGGCGTCGGCGCTTGCCATCTTGGCGGTGGTGGCAGCGGCGAACTGGCTGGCCACCGTGCCGACCTTGATCGCCGCATAGGCCGCAGCGATGCCCATGATCGCACCGCCATACTGCTGGGCCACGCCAACGGCAGAGGTCATGACGCTGATGGTGGCCGCGATGCCTTCGCCGACGCCGGCCAGTACATTGCGAGCGCCGCCCGTGTCGAGTGCGGCGCTGATCTGCTGGACGGCATCCTTGGCCGCATCCACCGCCGGCGCCATCGCCTGGGCGCTGGCCTGCGTCACCTCCTCCTGGAGGCCCTCCATGGCGCCGCGCAGCGTGGTCTTGTAGCGGTCGGCGGACTCGCTGAAACCGCTCATGCGCTGCATGACGAAGCCGAACAGCCCCTCCGCCGAGGCCTTGGCCTTGGCGATGTCGGCGTCGGTGATGCCCAGCATCGTCGCGATCGAGGAGGCGGCAGTGATGTCGCCGCCCCCGATGATGTCGCGCAGCTCCTGCTTGATCTGGGCGCCTGCCAGGCCCTGCGTCTTGACCGCATTGACGCCAACGACCACCGCCTTCTCGACCTGCTCGATGGTCATGCCGGCGGCCAGTGCCGGGCCAACCATGGCCTGGAAGGTGTCGATCAGCTCGCCCGAGCTGGAGGCGGTCTCGGCGGCAGCCTTCTGCAGGCGCCGAATGGAGCCCTCGGCCAGCTGCATCGACTGGTCGAAGGCGATGGCCTTGCCATCCACCTCGAGGATGCTCGAGAAGACCCCAGCCATGCCGAGCTGCGACACCTCGACATCCATGGCGAACTTGATGCCGTCCTTCGGGATCTTGCCGATCGCATCGAACGCCTGGTTCGCAGCCGCCGTGACGGCGCCGAAGGCCAGCGCGCCGCCGGCGATCTCGCGCAGCGACACGGCGGTGGTGCGCGCCGCGCGCTCGGTGCCGGCGATGGCCGTGGTGGCGCGCTCGGCGCCGGCGGCGGTCTGCTGCATCGCCTGGCCGCCAGCCTGCCCGGCCTGGGCTGCCGTGGACACGAAGCGGCCCGTCTCGTCGCGCATGCGGCCTGTGGCCTGGGCCACGGCCTGCGCGGCGGTGGCGGTCTGCTGCAGCGCCTGCCCACCCTGGGCCGCGCCCTGCGCCAGGCTGCGGCCGATCGTGTCGCCGGCAGCGGCGGTCTGCTGCAGCGCCTGGGCGGCGGTGGCGGCCACGCCCGCAGTCTGGCGCAGGCCCTGGGTCGCGGTCGCCGCGCCCTGCTGGACGCCGGGCCCGAGGCGCCGGGCCGCGTCGGTGATGCCGTCGAGCGCGCCGGAGGCGTTGCGCCCGCCATCGACGATCTGCCGGCCCATGCCCGCGACACCCTGCCCCGCCTGCGCGGCGGCGGCCAGGAACTGGCTGTTGTCGATGAGCAGCCGGAAGCGCAGGTCGCGGGCCATGGTGTCGGGTCTCGTGCGTGGGTGATGTTGTTCGGGGTCGTCGTGGACGGGGTCGGTCTCGGTCGTCGCTCAGTTGTCGCTCTCGCGCTGCTCGACGAACCACTGCAGCGCGGCGCCCTCCATCACCTGCAGCTGCCACCACAGGCCGCGCAGCTCGCGGGGCCGGATGCCGGCGACCTCCCTGGCCACCAGTGGCACCACCGCGTAGTCCAGCCCGATCGGGCCGGCCGGCCCCATGCGCCACTGCGTGATGCAGGCGATGAAGAGGCGCACCGCTCGCTCGTTCTCGAGCCAGACCTCGGTGCCGTCGTCCTCGACCTGCGCCTCGGCGTCGTCTTCGTCGTCGCCCCAGGAGATGCCGAGGACATCGAGGGAGCGCTGGTAGTCGGCCGCGGCCTGCTCGGGTGGGTCGAGCCGGTTGCGCGCGACCGCCCTCAGTTTTTTACGCGGCTCTCGGTCAGCACGCGGGTGTAGCCCCGGAACAGTTCGCCAGCCGAGGCGGGGTAGCGGTCGAGCAGCTCGTCGAGCGCCTCGACGCTATAGACCACCGGCGCGCCGGCATCGTCCTCCAGGCCGTCCCAGCCGATGACGACCGGCGCGAGGATCTGCGTCATCGTGCGCTTGCCGCTGGAGGCGTCGGCGATCGCGGTGTCGCGCCAGGTGTCATGCGCCTTGGCGGTCTGGTAGGCGAACCGGACCTTGAGGCTTCCGAGCTGCTCGGAGCCCGGGACGGTGATCTCGACGTTGCCGGCGACGTGGGCCGGCGTGATGAGCTTGAGGGCCATGTGCGGGATCGGTCTTTCGTGTCGGGCCCGACCGGATCATGCGACCCGGCCGGGTTCTTCGTCATCAGACGGTGGCGCTGGCGACGGCGGCGTCGTAGGCGGCCTGGGCGTCGGCCGCGGCCTTGATCTTCGCGCCCTCCACCGCGGCGGCAGCAGCGGCCCGCTCGATCGCGGCCGTCACGTCCAGGTCGCCCTGGTCGGCGGCGGCGCTGGCCTGGCCGATCTGGCCCTGCAGCGTGGCCAGGCTGTTGGTCGCGGCAGTGAGGGCCTGCTCGGCCTGGGTCAGCAGGTCGCGCTTGTCTTGCAGCGCGGCCTCGGCCGCCGAGACGGCCGCCGGGTCGCCGCCCGCCTGGGCGTTGGCCAGTTCGCCCTCGGCCGTGGTCACGGCAGTCTGGGCGGCGGCGCGCTCCTGGGTCTTGGCGTCGACCAGGTCACGGGCATCGGTGAGCTGCGTCTCGGCGCTGGCGACCAGGTCGGTGTAGGCGGCGCGCAGGCGCGCGGCATCGGCCTCGGCGGTGACCACGGCGGCGTCGGCCTGCTCGCGGGCGACGGTGGCGGCGATCTTCTCGGCCAGCGCGGCATCCAGCGCCGCACGGGCCAGCGCGACCGGATCGGCCGCCGGCTGCAGGCCGATCGTGCCGTCGGTGTTCAGGTCGGGCGTGAGCAGCACCGGCGCCGGGCCGGCGGCGATGAACTTCGGCGTGATGTCGAACAGCACCAGGTCGCGGCGCACCTCCTCCAGCCACAGCTTGGTGCTGCCCGCAAAGCGGTAGACGTTGAACAGCACCTTCTGGACGGCCGGCAGACCCAGGAAGTCCTCGGTGGTGTAGTCGTAGCGCAGACGCTCGGGCGTGCCGGCCACATCATCGGCGGGGATCTCGACGATGTTGGCCGACAGGATCGAGACGCGGCCGTCGGTGAATCCCATCTTGACGACCGTGGCCACGCCGTGGACCGGTTTGAGGCGCTCGATGCTCGCCGGGTCCGGCTGGTCCTTCAGGGCCTTGACGATGCTGTTGAGGCGGAAACCGTCGAGCGCACCGCCGGACAGCAGCTCCTGGAAGGTGGGCTGCGTCAGCACGCGCAGCAGCGCATCTTCCAGCTGGGCCAGCTCGGCGTCGCCCAGCGACTCGGCGAGCAGGCGCACGCGGGCGACCTCGGCGTTGATCGCCGCGACCTCGGCGGTGAAGTCGCTGACGATCTTGGCGTCGGCGTTCGTGCGCGCCGCCTCTTCGGCGGCCACGAGCTGGCGGGCGCGCTGGTCGAGCAGCTCGGCGATGTTGAACACCGATTCGCCGGTGAAGACGGTGGGCTGGAGGTCGTAGGACTTGATGGTGGACACGTGAGGCTCCGGTGTGGGCAGGGCGGTGAAAGGGGTGGGTGACGGCGTCAGGGCTGGCGTCAGAGGTTGGCCAGGCGCATCCAGTCGCCGGCGCCGTCGACGCTGTCGCGCGGCTCCAGGATGAGCTTGCTGATGAGCATCGGGCCCTCTTCGACGTCTTCGATGTCGGCGATGACGCAGCGGGGGTGGTAGACGACGATCTTCTGGCCGGCGGCCGTGCCGTGCACGAAGCCCAGGCCGAGCATGGTGCCGGCCTTCATGTCCGTGACGAACTGGGCGTGCTGGGCCGGGGTCAGATCGACGACCAGCTCCACCTTGGGCTTGAAGTCGTAGATGTCGACGGTCTCGCGGGCCGCAAGCTGCAGGATCTGCACATCCTGGCCGCAGTCCAGGCTGTAGCTCTTGAAGTCGAACGTGGTGCCGCCGGCCAGCACGCCCGCGGTGTACGTCACGGCACCCAGCGAGACCTTGCTGGTGTTGATCGGGCCGACGGCCAGGCCGCGCTTCCAGGGCGTGAAGGTCTTGGTGCCGATCGAGCCGGCCGCCACGCTGGTGACCAGGCCCTTCGCGCTCGCCTCGAGGCTGGCGATCTCGCCGACGGCAAAAGCCAGCTTCAGGGCAGCCATCAGGTAGAAGTAGCGCTCCAGGCGGCCGTTCTGCTCGGCGAAGATGGTCGCCGACTTGAACGCGCTGGCCGCCGGCGTGTACTCGACCCGGCTGGTGGCGACGACCGTCTCGGCGAAGCCCCCCATCTGCATGATCTTGCCCCAGGCCGGGGCCGTTCCCGCGGTGCCGGAGCCGGCCAGCTCGACGCCGAAAGACAGGTCGGCGGTGTGGCTGAAGGGCAGCTTGTCGTCGTTGCCCATCACGCCGGTGATCACGTCGCGTGTAGAGGTCGAGACATTGCTCTTGATCTTCAGGCCCTTCGCTCGGATGGCGACCGCGTTGGCGGCGGCGGTGGGCGTGACGGCGGTGCCGTTGGTGGCTTCCAGGTCGAGCAGGAGGCCCGACTTCTTCTTGCTTCCAGCCATGTGAGGCTCCTTGGGTTACTTGGTGGCGGGCTTCGCTGCGGTGGCCTGTGCGGCAACCGACGCAGGGGCGGCTTCGGTGGCCGGCACCGCAGCCGGCGCGGGCGGTTCCGCCGGCTGCCAGGCCAGGCCTGCGGCGCGCGCGGTGGCCGCGTCGCGGGGCTGCAGGGCGCCGTCAGCCGTGATCTGCCAGGAGCCGCCGGTGGGCGGGTTGGGGGTGACGACCTTGCCGTCGGGCAGGCGCAGGGGTTCGATGCGGGTCGGTTGGGCCATGGGAGTGGTCCTCATGCGAGGTTGAGGTTCGTGGCCTGGTGGCGGTATTCATCCGACCACCACAGTCGGCCATCGGCGAAGCGCAGCACGCGGCCGCTGCTGTAGGCGATCGGGTCGCCCGTGCTCTCGTCCGGCGCCCAGCCGAGCAGCGCCATGGCGACGGCGCTGCGGCGCGAGGCCAGCTCGCTGGCGGCAGCCTCGCCGGTGGCGTCCGCCCGGTTGGCGACGCACAGCACGATGGCGAAGTGCCGCATGACGTGCTGCAAGTGGTAGCTGGCCAGGTACGGATCGTCGGCGCGGTCGGCCAGCGGCATGACGAACGCCGACGGCGTGACCGGCGCCGAGCTGATGGCAGCGTCCAGCTCGGCCGCGCCGCCGATCTGGCGGAACGTGCCGGCCGGGCACCACTGGCGCAGGCGGGTGATGACGGGGGTCAGGTCCATGGGTCAGAGCCTCCCGAATCGGGCGAGCAGGTCAGCGGTGAAGACGCGCTGCGGGGCGCGCACCTGCACGCCGCCACCCGCCGAGCCAGCCGCCGGCGCGGTGCCGCCGCCGTCGGTCGCAGCCAGCGGCAGCAGACGGGCACCGGAGCGGATCTCGGCCAGCACCTTCAGCGCATCCTCGTAGTCGTCGCGGATGCGCTGGGTGGCGGCCTCGTCGTGCAGGTGGTAGCGGGCGATGGCACAGGCCAGACGCACCAGCAGCGGCGGCACGCTGGCCACCGGCAGCGCGTAGCGCCCGGCGATCGAGCTGTCGATCTCGGCGGCAGCATCCGCCAGCGCCTGGTCGATCACGGCCGAGTCGATCACCTGGCCGGCGGTGCGGTCGGAGCGCTGGGCCAGCTCGTCCTCGCCGTAGCGGGCGAGGAGGTCGGAGAGGGTGGCGTACAGGCTCATTCATGCCACCTGCAGGGCCAGTCCGACGCGTGCCGACGGGCCGATCGACATGGCGACATGGCATCGAATCCGCATGAATCGGGCCTGCAGCCTCGCACCTCGTGACGGATAGATAGCGTTCTCCTGTCCGATGAAGTAGGACTCGGACTTGCCATCGAGCTGACCACATGGAAAAAACCCGCCGGCATGGCTGCTGGATGCCGAGATCTCCATCAGTCCGACACTGCCGGCAGACATGTCGGACACAGTCGCAATGGCGATCGGGTACTGGTGCCACGTCGGGCCGCCGTCGAACAGAACGTCAACCACCGCGGCTGCACGAGCGCGCACGGATGCCGTCGAGTAGCCCGCCCCTGCGCTCAGGACCGTGAATGACACCACCACCCCCGATGCATTGGTGTTGGCCTGGACACGCGCACCAGCACCATCGCCGACCACCTCGACCTCGAACCGCGTCGAGGCCGGGTATCCGCTGCCTCCGTTGGCGGGCGCAGCGACCGAAGTGATGGCGCCGCCGGCCATCGTCACCGCGCCCGCGACAAGCCCACTGCCGGACCGTGCGCCACCGATCGCCCCGCGCAGTGATCCGGAGATCCAGCCCGCGCGATCACCTCCCGGTTGCACCGGGTCGGCATCGGCCATCAGCAGCCGGGTGGGTGGACGCCAGACGATCGGCTGCATCTCAGGCCCCAGCGGCCACCGCGTCGGCCGATGGATCGGCGGCGGCCCGGCGCACGGCTCGGGTCGGCTGCTGCGGTGGCACGGGTTCGACCGGCGGCGTGCTCGGATCAGCTTCGGCCAGACCCTGCTCGATCAGCGATTCGTCCCCCTCGAAGGCGTCGCCGGGCTGAGCCGTGCCGCCGTCGTGCTTGATGGGGTAATGGGCGATCAGGCGGGCCATGATCAGCGCACACCCTTGATCAGGAAGCCGGAGGCGATGCCCGACAGCACCGGGGCGCGCTCGAACGTCACGCCGTAGATCCAGCTCTTGGACTGCTGCTCCCAGTACGGCGACTCGACCAACGGATGACCGTTCAGCGTGTAGGTGTAGCCGTAGCTCGGCTGGGCCAGGTCCATGGCGTTGCCGGCAAAGCCCTTGGGCACGTAGGCCAGGACCACATCGTCGCCCCAGATGTCGCGGCTGGAGCCACCGACGAATTCGATGGCACTGCCCACGACCACTTCGTCGACGTTGAACAGGATCGCCAGGGCCTCGCGGGTGACCTGCGCCGGCTCCACGGGCTTGCCGCCTTGCATGACCCGGGCCAGCACGTTCGGGTTGTTGCGGGCTGCGTTGAAGGCCGTGGCCGACATCGTCACCAGGTTCGGGTACAGGCCGCACTTGCGCCGGATGACCTCGCGGCCGCTGTCGATGTCGGCGATCGGGTTGCCGGTGCTGGCCGACCACTTCGCGCCGCCGGACAGGGCCAGCACGCTGTCACCCTCGTAGTTCGAGGCCGTGGTCGCCAGGCGCGCCTGATCGCACTCCTGGGTGAGCAGGAGCGAGCGCATCACCGTCGCGACCGCACCGCGGCCGAGATCGATGCCCGGCACGACCGAGGCATCCTGAGCGATCTCGCGCGGCACCGGGGCTTCCAGGGCATCCTGGTAAAGCGCGAACGGCTTGCCAGCGTAGCCCCACTCGATGCGCGCGGTGCGCGCGCCCGGGGCGCGACGCGACGCATAGCGCTGGAAGGATTCCTTGCCGAACTCGAGGATCTGGCCACCGCGCGCCGTGACCGGCACGCGCGGGAACAGGCGGTGACCGACAAACTCGGCCTGGCCGTAGCCCTGGGCCAGCGTGGTCAGGATCGGATCGACGACCCGGGCGGACGAAGGGTTGAGCGGTGCGGGCATGGGTGAGACTCCAGATGCAGGGTGCGAACGGTCAGGGCGTGAGCAGCACTTCGATCAGCTCGCCGGCGGCGGTGGCCGCCTCCAGGGCGACGCCGGCCGTCTTGGCCGTGCCGGACTGCGCGACGGCGCGGCCCTGCGCATCGCTGGCCACTTCGGCGCCCGCCGTGATGGCGCCACCGGCCTCCACGACGGCCGTGCCCAGGGCGATGCCGTCGAAGGCTTCGCCAAGCAGCGCCGGACGGCCGGACACGGCCAGCGCCTTGACGCCTGCCGTCGCGACGGGCGCGGCGCCAGGCATGCCGGGCAGCAGGCTCGGCGCGCCGGACAGCGCCACGAAGCGCGCATAGGGGACGGTGGCCATCGCGAGCAGCGACAGCGCCATGACGGGACGAGACTGGGCGGACATGCCGGGCTCCTTGAGGATGGATTCGGCGGGCCGGTCAGGCCGCGCCGGCGAGAACGGCGTCGAGCGCCGCTTCGTAACTGGTGCGATGGCGGGCCTGGTAGGCCACCACCTTGCCGTGCAGGGCGAGCGAGCCCTGATCGACGACGGTGCCGACCGGCGCGGCGAAGTCGACGGTGCCCGGCGTGCCCACGGCGCGCGCACCGGTGGCCACCTCGCCGAACTCGACCGACTGCGGCAGCTTGGCCAGCACGCCGCGCACGGCGGCGGCCAGCGGCTGGCGGGCCTCGCCCTCGCCGAACTCGATCGGCTGCTCACCCGAGCCCAAGGCGTCGAGGGCGGCGACGATCACCGGCTGGTGCGCGACAGCCAGGCGCCCCTCGCTGCCGAGCTGCTCGGCGAAGGCGACGTTCTCGGCATGCAGCGCGGCGCGGCGCAGCTCGGCCTGGCTGCGGCGCAGGGCCTCGGCGTCGGCCTTGAGGCGGGCGTTCTCGGCCTGGAGGGCGGCGATCTGTTCGGGGGTCATGGTGGGTTCCTCGGCGAATGCGGGGGCGGGGTCGGTGGCTGCGGGGGACAACTCGGCGCGCAGTTCGTCCTGTGCGGATTGCTCCAGCGACTGGACGAGATAGCCCGGCACGACCTGGTCGGCCTCCTCGCGGCCGAACTTGGCGAGCAGCCAGTCGCGCAGCGAGCGCCACAGGCCAGCGTTGTTGGTGTCATCCCAGGCCGCGAACTCGATGACGCCGGTCTCGCCGTCGGCGAACTCGGGCGTGCGCAGGCCCTTCACGGCCGGCGGCTGGGCACCCAGGAACCCGACGTGGCGCAGGTAGTACACGCCCGGCTTGGGATTGGCGGGGGCGTCCGGGGCGTAGAAGCTCGCGGACACGCGCTTGAAGCGACCGGCCGAGACCATCTCTGCGAAGGCCGGGTCAACCTGGTGCGGATCGGCGTCGATGCCGCCGGCGGGATTGACGCTCAGCGCGCGCACCCAGCCGTAGGCCGGCGCATCATGCCGAGGGTGGCCGACGACGATCGGCGCTTCGGACAGCGCGGGGTCGTAGGCGGCGACGGTCGCGGCCAGATCGGCCTCGGTGAAGTCGAGCGTCTGGCCCGCCATGGCGGTGTGCCGACCGGGACGGAAGATCTCGATCGGGCGCGGTGCTGCGGCAGGGGCGTGCGGGCTGGGCATGCCGCCACTGTGCGCGCCAAGTCAGTTTCAAGTCAGGAATCGGGGCCTAGTCGAAAACAGGCTCTCTGAGGCGTTTTCACGCCCTCAGGCCACCCCGCATCATCCAAAAAAAATTAACGCGGCACAGGCCGTTTTAACGCGGCTCCTGCGCCTTCCGGTCGGGCACGGGGGCGCCGCATGGCCGGATGTCGCTGTCATGGCACCCATCGGGGGGTGGGTGGTTCGCGAAAACAGGACACACGTACCCGGGAGGCAAACAGCGCCGCGTCGAACTGCAGCTCCCGTGTGGCCGGGCACGACTGCATGGCATCACGCGAGATCTGGCCCGCGGTCAGGGCGCCACAGCCCGCCAGGGGTGCGCAGATCAGCGCCACGAGCAGCGGCCATGCGAGACAGGCGCTGCGCATGCTTGCCATGCCACTCATTCCAGCCCCGCGAAGAACTTGTTGAGGTCGTCCATGATCGCCTCCGCCTCTGTTGGGTAGAGCTCACCATCGGGCGTGACCGGCATGAAGGGGCGCGCCGGGATGTCGCCCCACAGGTGGGCGAACTCGGCACGGGTGCCTCCGAACTGCTGGATGGCGGCGTAGACGGCCGATGCCGCCACCGTGACCCCGTCGCCATCATGCTGCATGGCAATCTGGTCGCGCAGCATGCCGGTCTCGCCGATCAGGGGCTTCTTGGCTGCCAGGCGCTCGGCGCCGCGCTTGCTGAGAGAGCCGCCCTTGCGGCGGTTTCCCTTCGATACCGCCAGGCGCAGCGCCTCGCGCGCCAGCGTGACCGGGCTGTTGGGCTTCCAGCGCTGACCGTCCGGGCCGGTGCTGCTGGCGAATCGCGCGTCGATGCGCTCCTCGATGCCCTGGCCGATCAGGAAGGTGAGCGTGCTGGTGTCGCCACCGCGCTCGAGCAGGCGCTGCAGGCCGGCCGTGAAACCTTCATCGCTGGTCTGGATGGAAAAGGTGTTGCTCATGCTGGAGTCGCGTTAAACTCGGTGCAAGTTCATGTGGCAAAAATCTCGCAGCGAACTGCCGCCTCGAAAGGGGTGACCCACACCCGGATGGGTCGGAGTGCAAACGACTGAGATGCGAGCCAGTCGCGCATGAACCATCAGGGGTTTTCGGGTGCCCCCTGCCTCTCCCACTTCCTGGCCTTTCCTGAACGGATCGATGCGTCCAGTTCGCGCTGGCTGGCCCGGCGCATGGACAGCAGATAAAGCTCCGCCCCCTGGGCTGCCGACTTGATGACGGCCACGGACAGGTCTGGCCCCTGGTGGAAGTACACCATCCGGGTCGACCCGTCCGATTCCACGAACTCCGCTTGATCCAGGATCGACTGCAGCCGCACATACCCCCCGATCGGCAGCGCCTGGCCCTCTCGGTGCATCGACTGCTTGATCGCGGTGTCGTCGGACAGCCAGACCGTGTGGGTCACAGGCAGTCCACGCTCATCGCGCTGAATGCCCATCGACCGCAATCCCTGTTCATCCAGCACCGCCACGGGCACCCGCTCGCCACGGGCCAGCAACTTGCGAAGCTCCATCGAGCTGATGGTGGTGGTGCGCTGACCGGTGATGCGCTGTTCAATCTGCGTCAGCCAGCGATCGAACACGCCATCCTTCAGATTGGCTGCGACCACCTGGCGCGCCAGCTCAGGCGGGTACTTGTCCAGATCGGGGTGCCAGGTCCGCCCGGGCGCGTAGTCGAAGCCCTTGTCGATGCCGCGCGGCGCCTGGGTCTTCGGGTCGATCTCGTCCCAGCCGGCAGGCCGCTCGGTGGGCATGCCGGCGCGCGGCTTGACCCGGGCGCGCACGCGGCAGTGGCAGCCCCAGCCGTTGGGCGGGTAGTGCCAGCGCCAGAAGGCGTCGTCGTGGCGCAACGTCAAGCCATGCCAGGCCAGGTGCTCCGGCCGGGGGTGCAGCACTCCGTCGCGGTGGACGTACTCCCAGTACGGCAGCCCGGCGAGCACCGCCGGCTCGTTGAGCTGGCGCCAGCGCCCGGCCGCGTAGCTGGTCTGGAGATTGGTCTGGTAGATCACCCTGGTTCGCCACGCCTCGCCGCCGGCCGTGCCCTGGCCGGTCCAGCCCGTCCAGCCGTGCCGCGCGACGATCTCGGCGAACTGGTTCCGGAACTCGCCGATGCTGATGCCCTTGGCGATCGCGTCGTCCACGGATCTGCGCAGGTCCTGGAGCAGGTCGGCCTTGGCGGCGCCGGCGACGACGAAGGCCCGGTCGTGCGCGGCGCGCATGATGTCGTCCCAGCGATCGGTGGGCAGGTTGAGCTTGGACCTGAAGAAGTCGAGCTGATCCTGGAAGGGCTGCCTGAAGCCGATGCCGGCAGTGATGTCTTGCCGCTGCGGCATCAGGCCCGCTCCGCCTGCGCCTCGTCAGCCACATCGGCCATGCCGCGCAGCTCGGCCAGCGCCACGGCGGCGGCCATCACGCGCACCAGGTCGTCAGGATCCATCCCGCCGTAGGCCTCGGTCAGCGCGCGCTGCAGCTCGGCCAGGCTGTCGGCCCGCTCGACGACGGCCCGCACCTGGTCGATCAGCGAGCCCCACGCCCGGCGCGCCGTGGCGTCGCCGGTCAGCCGGTCGGTCAGCCCGGTGGCCGGGTCGTCGTTGGACTGCGTTGCAGCACCCAGCGCCGTCTCGGCGAAGGCCACGGCAGCCGGTGTTGTTGCCGAATCCGCCAGGCCGGCCGGTGGCGCGGTGCGCTCCTCGATGTCGCCGGGCTGGTAGCCGTAGGCGCGCTGCCAGTACGAGACCGTGAAGCGTGCGCCCGACTTGGCGTTGCGCTCGTCGCGCTGGGCCTGCAGTTCGTCCTGCTCCTCCTGGTCCCATAGGGACCAGACCGGCGCGTCGGCCCCGGGCCAGTTGATCTCGACCATCCAGCGGATCAGCTGGTTGACGGCGGCAGCGACGATCTCGGCGTCAGCGGCACGCAGGTCGCGAGCCACGTCCATGCCCGCCTGCGCGCTGGCCCGGTTGGCACTGGCCTCCACGGTCTGGTTGGTGCCGGTCAGCACGATGCTGATTTCGCCCCGGCAGTGCATGACCAGGCGCTCGTAGAGGTCGGCGCTGGCGGACTTGCCGGCCATCTCGATGATCTCGACCGCGCCGTCGTCCGGGATGGTGCCGATGCCGTTGGCCAGCATCTCTTCCAGGCCCATCAGCAGCGCGTCGCGCTCTTCCTGGGTGGCCGTGCGCGGCTGCTTGCCGATGGCCCAGGCGCCGCCGAACTTCTCGGCGAAGCTCAGCCAGAAGCGCATGCCGCCCTTCTTGAAGATCACCGGCCAGTAGCACAGCGAGAGGTCGGCGAAGCCGTAGGGGTTGGCGTAGGTCGGATCCTGGCGCGGCAGCAGGAACTTGCGCTCAGGCAGCAGCTCGCCCTCGGTCGGCGACGACCAGGTGCGCATGCGCAGGTTGTTGGCCGGATCGAACTGGAACCACTCCGGCGGCTTGGCCTCCACCGCCGTCGGCGCCACGGCGCGCGCGCCGCCGCGCCAGGTGATCTCCATCGGCTGGTAGCCGTAGAGCACCGCCTCCAGCGCCTGGCCGATCAGGCGCTCCATGTCCAGGTCGGCCAGCATGTCCTCGACGGCCCGGGCCACGCGGCTGCGCGCCTTGCCGCGGTCCAGGCCCCATTCCAGCGCCTTCACGGCCGCCTTGCGCCGGCGGATGCAGGCGCCGACATGCGGGTCACGCGCCAGGTTGCGGTAGACCGCCACGTCCTGGCCCAGCTCCTTCAGCAGCGGGTCCGGGTTGGGCAGGATCAGGCCGAGCGCATTGAAGTCCAGCGCCCGCACGCGGGTGGCGATGTCGGGGCCGGTCAGGGTGGCGCGGCGGGTGGCGATGAGGTCGGGCATGGTGGGCGTCGGGGGTCAGTCAGTAGCCGCGCAGGCTGATGCGGCTGGCGGCCGGCGCGCGCGGCGCGCGGGTGGCCACGGCGACGCTGGCCAGGCCGGAGGTGGCGGCCATCCACAGCATGTGCAGCGCGTCCGGGCCGTCGTCGTGGTCGGCCTTGGGGAAGTGGCGGAGCTGGTCGATCAGGGTCTGCTGGCTGGGGTGCAGGCGGATCAGGCCGTTGCGCACATGCGGCTGCAGGCTCTCGATGCGCAGCAGCTTGTCGGCGATGGGCTGCACGGCGCGGGCCGGCACCGGCACGCCGCGCGTCGCCGAGCGCTTGACCAGTTCGGTGCGCAGGAACTCCTGGAACTGCACCGACTCGACGACCCACAGCACGCACTTGTAGAGGCTCTGCAGCTCGATCACGTCTTCGATGATCCGGTCGGGCAGGCGCTTCTTGATCTGAGCCTCGACGACATCGAGCACGCCGGTGACGCGGTTGAGCCCGCCGACCAGCAGCGCCGAGGGGTCGCGGCTGGCGCCGGCCTTGCCGAGCGACGGGTCGCACGCGCCGTAGAAGATCCAGTCCGCCAGGCGGTTGACCCAGAACTGCAGGCAGTTGGCGAACGGCGCGTTGTCGCCCGCGACCGGGTCGTTCTGGTACTCGCTGTCGAAGGCGTCGTGACCGTCGCGGGCACGGATCTTCATCAGCGCCACCAGTGGGCGCGCCAGCCAGGACACGGCCGCGCCAGCATCCATCTCGGTGCGGTGTAGCGCGTGGAACACGTCAGCCTCAGCCTCGCCCTCGCTGCGCAGGATGGCCTCCCAGGTGTCCCACAGGTCCATCCGGTCAGGCCACTGCAGCAGCGCGCGGAACTTGGCCGTGCGCCACATCTTGTTGGACAGCGTCCGGTTGAGCACGCTGTCGTAGTGCAGGATGGTCCCGATGTAGACCACGTCGAACTTGGCCGCCGCACCGCCCAGCGGCAGCACGGTCTTGGTCAGCCAGGACTGCAGCTTGTCGCGCTGGTCGGGGTTGCGCACCTGCTCGTCGTTCTCGATGTCGTCGAGCACGCAGAGGTCAGGCCGGTGCGGGCCGTGGCGCAGGCCGCGCAGCTTCTTGCCCGAGCCCGCCACCTGCACCTTGGCATCGCCGCGGGTCACGATGGTGCCGGACTGCCAGACCCGACCCTGACCGCAGGCGTCGGGGTAGTCCATGGACAGGCGCGGGTTGAACTCCAGTTCGGCCTTGATCGCCTCCAGCATGGGGTACGCCTGGTCGATCGAGTCCATCACGATGACGGGGTACTTCTTGCGGCCGGTGACCAGGCACCAGAGCACGAAGAGCTGGGACACCAGCGTGCTCTTGGCCTCGCCGCGCGGCGCGGCGATGGCGTCGGTCTCGCTCCTGGTGCTGGCGACGATCTCGGGCAGGCGCTTGAACAGGTAGCGGTGCAGCTCGCTCTTGTGGGGCGAGCGGATGTAGTGCGGGAAGTAGGCTCCGATGAAGAACTCGAAGTCCTGGTCGGCGCGCCGGCGCCGCTCGGCCCGGGCGCGCGGGTCCGGGTCGAACCCGGACACCTGCGCCTCGATGCGCTGGCGCAGCTGCGCGGCGTAGGCCGACAGGTCGGCCGCGGCTTGCTTCTGCGTTAAACCCTTGCCCTTGGTGGCCATCTTTCCGCCCGGTGTAATGCTGGTCAGTCGCTGAGCGGATGCAAGTTGGTCTGTCCGAGGGACCAGCGCAGCGCCTCAGCCACTCCCTGCTCGTAGGTCAGGCCAGGCCATTTCGAGTCCCCATCCATTGCCTCCTCCGCGTCGGCGATGGCGTCCTCGATCTGGTCATTGGTCGGCTTGGTCATGTGAGTTTCTTTGAGGCCGCATTGCGGCGGATGATTTCGTGTGCACCATCAAGCAGTGCCTGCAGTCGTTTGCACTCGCCCCTGAGGGCATCGCAATCGTCAACGACGACGCCGAACGCCTCTTTCGCACCCACCTCCTGCAGCCTGAGCAGCTCTATCTCTGCGGCTGCTTCGGCGCACACGGCCGGCAAGCCAGGACGGCGCAGGCGATCGACGATGTCAGACATGCCGGTCATCGCTCGCCCATGGCGAATGCCTCCAGCGCCGACAGCACGGCCTCGGCCGCCGTCGGATCGCGCTTGATGATCAGGTCGGCGAATGCCTTCACGGCCTCGTTCTCGACCGCCAGGCGGTCAGTCTCGGGCATGAAGCGCTTGGCCGCGCCGTGCGCCTTGGACAAGCTGTCGCTGAGGGAGGCAATGGCCTTCGAGGCGTCGAGCGGGTCGATCTCGGTGTCGTGCTGCAGCCGCTCCAGCAGCGCCTCGCAGCGCAGCACCATCGCAGCCGCCGCGCGGCCCATGGCCTGCTCGAAGCCGCCGCCGCTCACCAGCAGGCTGGCGGCCTGGAACTTGTCCCAGTCGTCGCCCTCGGCTGCCGCCTCGGACTTCCAGCGCCGCGCGGTCTGCACCGGCACGCCGACCTTCTGCGCGGCCTGGTCGAGCGGCAGGCCGCCCAGGAAGGCGGCGCGCAGGCTCAGGCGGGTCTCTTTCGGGTGGGCCATCTCGTCATTCCCCCGGCCACGGGGCCGTGTTGCGGGCCACGTCGCGGCCGCGCTCGGTGATCTGGGCGGTGTCGTCGAGCAGCCGCACCAGCCCCATCTCCTGCAACCAGCTCAGGTCAGCACGCACGGCATCGCGGCTGGCGGCGATGTTGTGGACGGCCTCCAGCTCGCGCTGCAGGTCGCGCACGGTGGCCTGCCCCATCGGGGCAAAGAAGACGCTGGCCAGCGTGCTGGCTCGGCGGCGGCGCACGGGATCAGGTGCGGTCATGGAGGGTTCCCGGTCGGGTGGTGTCGAAGTTGCGCACGAGCTTGGACAGCACGAGGCGCAGGTTGTTGTCCATGCCCTCCACCGTGCCCTCGACACGATGGATCAGGCGGCTGGTCTCGTTGATGCGCTCGTAGATCTTGGCCAGATCGTCGTGCGTCGGATGCGAGCGCGCGGCGGCCTCGATGCGGGCCAGGCGCTCGTCATGGGCGGCCAGCGCTTCGCCCATCTCGCGCTCGAGCGCGGCGATGCGTGTGGTGTCACCCCGCCGACGTACCGCGATGGCCACCAGGGTGACCACCAGATTCAAGCCCGTGAGCACCGAGACGAAGATGTCCTGTTCGGCCATCACCGCACCCCACCCGAAGAACGCAGATCGAGCACCGGGCCCCAGGTGGCGTAGCGCGGCTGCAGCCGGACCATGATGTGCTGCGGATAGCCCAGGTTTTCCGCGCAGTGCGAACGATGACGCCGCGCGCGACCGCAGGCGGCATCGACCGCCAGGCGGTCGAGCGAACCGGCGACGCGGGCCTCAGCCTGCCAATGCCCCAGGCCGCCGTTGTAGGAACGCAGCGCAGCCCACATCCGACTGGCAGGATCGATGCGATGCGCGCCGGGCAGGCTGCCAATCTGGTCCCACAACCAGCGGTCGTATCCGACCAGAGCACGCAGCGCCCACACCGGCTGGCGCGGCTGGCACTGCTCGCGCGACATCTTGTTGAGGCGGCACCACCACGATGCGGTGTCAGGCATGAACTGGGCCATGCCGACAGCACCGGCCGGGCTGACTGCCTCCGCACGCCACTCGCTTTCCTGGTGAACCTGCGCGGCGAAGACCGGAATCGGGGCATCCAGCCCCCAGGCGGCATGCGCGGCCCGCACCAGGTCACCGCGCCAGCGCCGGGCGCCATCGGGCAGGGTGGGTGCGGGCGGCGGCACGGCGCCGCGGGCGGGCTGGAGGGCAACCGGCCCACGCGCTGGCGCAGCCTGCGCCGGCAGCGCCGCCAGGACACACAGTCCGGCCAGCACCCACAGCACCAGCAGCACCCCGATCCACAGGCGCAGGCGAGCGCGGAACCGGGTGTCGATGCGGTGCGGCACGCTCATGCCCCCAGACCGACGGCCAGCATCGTCGCGCTGACGATGAGCGCACGGCGTAGCGTGGCTCCCGTCATCAGCACGCACAGCGTCATGTGGTCGGCGCCGCCGGCGATGTCGAGCAGCGCATCGGGACGCGCATACGGGTACATCGCCCGGTCGATCCAGTAGCCGACGACCGCCGCGGTGGCGACCAGGCTGAGCTTGTAGACCGAGACCGGCAGCTGCTGCGGCGCGAGCGTGTAGGTCAGCGCCGTCAGCAGCACCGCCAGCACGAGCCAGCCGAACATGCGCGGCCCCGACGACGGACGGGGGTGGAGAGGAGGGGTAGCGGAAGGGGCATCCATGGTGCCCGATGGTCCGCCCGATGTCAGCCGGCAGTCAGTCGGCCGCAGCTAGACGGCACTCATCCGGTCCGATCGCCATGAAAAAGCCCGCCACGGCAAGCCGGGCGGGCAGGGGAACCAGTGGCGCAGCACCGCTTCTCCCCTGGGTTGCTCTCGGAACTCTACTTGCCACCCAGCTCACGATAGGCGTCAACAACACGTTTCAGGTCGACCAACTCGATCTCCGTCAGGTGGCGCTCCTCGCTGGCGTTGTGCCCGATCAGCTTGATCACCCCCTTGCCGCCGTCGGCCGCCGCGATCAGTGCAGCCACCATGTCTGGCTCGGCCTGGAAGTCGATCCGCTCCAACACCTTGCCGCTACTCGTCGCTTCGGTCTGGAGCTTGCCCGATGCTGTTGCCCGGACACCCGAAGCCACGAGCGTCACGCCGTTCAGGATCAGGAAGTTTCCGCCGTCGGACCGAGACAGCACTACGCGCAGCCACGGGCGCTCACCCTTGTCTCCGACATAGGCCGTGAACACATCCTGGCCGCTCGTGGCACTGGATGGCGCATACCAGTCGATCTCGTCCACATCGCTACGTGACTTGTTCAGGGATGCCACTGCGATTCCGGGCTTGCGAGCAGCGGCAGTTGATGCGACCTCCGCTTTCCGGGCTGCTTCTGTGGCATCCAGCTTCTTCTCGATGGATGCGACAAGCGCTTCATGCTCGGCCGCCTTCTGCCTCTCTTTGTGATCCCTCACCATGTCAGGCACCGTCATCAGCGCCACAGCCCCCACCACCAGCCCGATCGGGGCGTACTTCCATAGCGACATAGCATCTCCCTTTTAACGCGAAAATTCGCGCGGGGATTCTGCCGCAACGAAACCCTCTTCCTCTCCTCTTGCCCCACCCGGACCAAGAGGAGAAGAGCCGGCGCATGCGGCGCCGGCTCGTGACCTGATCAGAACTCGGTCGTCATCGACCCGTCCTCCAGGCACTTCATGACGTCGCAGCGCAGCTGCAGGGCCCGATCGATCGCGTCGGTCAGTCGGTCGGAATGCCCCACGACGTGCTCCTGATCGGTGCCGGCGCCAGCCACGATCGCATAGGGCCAGTGCTGCACCTGGATCACGCGGTTGTGGGCGATCAGGTGTCGGCGCAGCGCGTCGAAGCTGCCCCAGTGGAACGAGTAGGCTTCGCGCTTGCGCTCGAGGTCGAGACGCTTGATGCAGGCCTCCCGGTCACGCTTGCCCAGCCCCTTGCAGATCTTCTCGACATCCACCGCAGAGAAGACCCGGCGCATGGACTTCCGCAGGAAACGGCGCCGCTCCTCGCAGTCGTTGATGAGCCACTCACCTCGGATGAAGCCGTTCACGTAGACGAGCAGCCCGAGGCTGTTCTTGTCGATCAGGGCGCGCTCTATGCTGATCAGGTAGCTGTCGCAGCGCAACTTCACCGAACCGAACCGTCCTGACAGGTCGCGCTGCATGCTGGCCCAGTCGCTGGCCGTCACCGGGCGCCAGGCGAGGGTAGCCGAGCGGGCCGCGGCCGTGGTGGTCGTCCCCATCACTGCGCCTCCGCCGAGCTGACCGGTGCGATCCGTGCCACCGGCTGACGCGGCATCTTCGCGGGCGACGGCACATCGATCGCCGACGCCACGCAGCCGACCAGGGCACGCACCAGGTCTTGACCCTCGAGCGGCCGCAGATCGCAGGTGGTGCCGTCCCACCAGGCAGCCATGGCACGCTTGGTGCTGATCTGGTCGAGATCATCGGCTGCGACCAGCGTGATCAGGCAGCGCATGCCGGCGTTCCAGGCTGCTGCGCACAGCCGGTCATGCTCAGCCCAGGTCTGCTCGGCCGTGGCAGCCGGCGCAGCGTGATGAGCGACCACCAGTCGAGCGCTGGCCACATCAGGCGAGGACAGCAGCGCCGGAGCGGCGCTGGTGGCCACGATGCGCGCCTCGACCTTGACGGGCAGGGCACGCGCCAGGTCAGGCCCCAGCTCGGGCACATCGGTCAGCACCAGCACGTCGGGCCGATCCACCTCATCGCCGCCACCGCACCCCATGCACTGGGCGACCAGCACCAGCATCACGATCCACAGAAGGACCGCAGGCACGGCCCGGCTCATGCCGTCACCTCGGTCTGAGCCTCGAAGGGGGTAATGATGAAGTCCTCGACGCCGCGCACGATGCTGACGCCCGGAACACCGGCCAGCGCACTGGGCTCGTTGAGCATGGCTTCCTTGTTCGGCTCCTCCTTCGTTCGGATGAAGCGCTCCAGACCGCCGCGGCGCAGCGCCTCCAGCACGGCCTCGGTGCCGCGGATGCTGACGCTGGGCGGGCGCACGCGCCAGGATACTTCGCCGGTGACCAGGTTGGCCGTCTTGCCGTTCCGGTCGTCCTCGCCCAGCAGCGTGACCCGGTTGGCCTCGCACCAGGTCTGCACGCCCGTCTGTAACGCGGCAATGCGCTGCGACAGCTCGGCCAGCACCGGCTCGGCGGCGTTGGTCAGGGCGGCGATCTGGTCGTTCAGCTCGGCGGCGACGCGGGCGTGCTCGCGCTGCAGGTCGCCGATGCGGCGGATGTCGTCAGCGCACATGCTGCGCGACTGGGGCACGGCGACCGCAACGGCGGTCGACTTCATGCGGGTCTTCTTCGTGGCCATGATGGCCTCCTTCGTCGTTCAGTTCAGCGGGATGCCGGCCTGCCACCCCGGCAGGCCGGTGGCGGCTCACAGCAGGCGCAGCTGATGGAGATCGCTGGCGTCTGGGGCCACCTCATTGAGCGATCGCTCGATCTGGTGGGCAGTCATCGTCAGCCCGGCCGCAGCCAGGCTCATGCAGAGCAGGTTGATCGCGTCGTACTGGCTCGAGCAGGTGGGGCTGGGGCCGGTGGTCAGCGCGTCGTAGGCGGCCGAGATCCAGCGCCGGCGCTTGTGGGCCAGCAGCGTGCGCAGCACGGGCACACGCATCGTCTCGCCGCCATAGGCCCCGAACAGCGTGGTCGCCAGCTCGTCGCCGAGCAGCCGGCCCAGCTCGGCGCGCCGGCGACGCCCCGACTCGTTCGTGCTCTCGGCCACCGGCACGCGGATCAGCACGCCCGGCAGGCTGTTGACCAGCCGGGCCGCATGCTCGCGCCCGAGCACACGCACCATCTCGGCCGTGCCAGCGGGCAGGTGCTCAGACAGATCGATCAGATCGCGGGGCGTCACGCAGGTGATCAGGTGCCGCAGCTGCTCGGGCGTGATCGGCCAGACCGGTGTGGAAGGACTCGTGGAGGGCATCACACACCTCCTGCTTCGCGCTGCAGTCGCTCATGCGCCTGGTAGGCCTTGTGCCGGGCAGTGCGCGCCAGGGCCCCGACCAGCGCATGCAGGTCCTGCGGTGACACCAGGTCCACCGTCTCGCCCCAGCCATTGCGCTTGGCGATCGCATCGGCGTACCGCAGCGTGTGCTCCTTGCCCGTGATGCGCTGCAGCTCATTCAGCCAGCCGTGCACCTCGGCCATCAGCGCTGCGCGATCCTGCGCAGGCACCGGACGGGTACGCCCGGCGGCGCGTGCCTTGGCCTTCGGGCTGACACCGCCTGCGCGGTTGAGGTGATCGAGCACGCGGCCGATCTGCGCCAGGCTCAGCTCGGTCGCGCTGGTCTTGCCCGTCAGCGTGGCCAGCATCGCCCGATAGGTGGCGTCATCCAGATCCAGCGCGCGCTGAGCTGCCTTGATGGCCTTGATGCCGTTGCGGCGACGCACCTCGATCGAGAGCGTGCTGGGACGGTGGTGCGTGCGATCAGCAGCCATGGCGAGCCTCCTTCGGCTGCACCATGCGCAGAGCAGGTGCGACCGGCGACTTCGCCCGCTCCACCGCGAGCTCGTCGAGGCACTCCGCTGCGCGGTTGACCGCCTGGTGGGCAATGCGGCGCGCCCGCTCGCTGTCCTCGACGGCACGAACCGCCGTCGACTCTGCGTCGGCGACGCGATCTTCTGCCTGCAGGTTGTAGGCGATGCCCATCGTCGCGACACCGGCGGCGAAAGCCAGCACCAGGCTGAGCACGCGCAGCTCCGGCGCATCGTGGTTGTGGTGGTCGATCGACATGATGCTCAGCTCTCCTGGGACGATTCGGACGGGCCGGCGAGAGCCGCCAGCCGGTTGTGACGGCACGACTGGCAGGCGCGCCACTGGTCGACCTCGGCGAAGGTCAAGGACTCGTAGGTCCGCGCCGCGGTCTGGCGGCACAGGCTGGGGGCGATGGTCTGGCCGGTGTGCGGGCAGATGTAGGCCTCCAGCGACTCGTACAGGCGCGCGATGAATCTCGGGCTGACCTGCTCGGGCGGGATGTGGCCGGTGGCGACCCGGCTCACGTAGACGCGGCTCACGCCCATGCGCTCGGCCAGGCCCAGCTTGCCGCGCGGGTCGGCGCTGATCTCGCGCTCGAGCACAGCACGCCAGTCCGGCGGGATCGCGGCGCGCGCCTGGTCAAGGCGGCGGGTGACATCGATGCGGGTGGCCATCACGACGGCTCCTTCGGGTCATGGGCGGTGCTGGTCGAGACGGTGCCGGGTCGGCGCAGCCGATCGGCCAGGGCCCGCACGCCCTCGGGCACGCCGCGGCGCACCGGCGCCAGATCGGGCTCCGCCGGGGCCGGCACAACCGGCACCGGGGCAGGCACGGCAGCGCGGCCCTGCCGGCGCTCGACCTCGACGGCCCGCTCTGCCACCCCCTCGGCGCGGTCGGCCAGCCGCACCAGGACGGCGTAGAGGTAGCCGTTGCCCTGCAGCGGCAGCTCCAGCAGGCCCCGATCCCGGGCGCGCAGCAGCTCGGCGAAGGCGTCTCGCCAGATCTCCGGCGAGACAGACCACTCGCGACCGCGGGCCAGGATGGCGCCGCGGCGCAGGTCTGGCACCAGCTCGGCCAGCAGCTTGCGGACCTTGACCAGGCTGAGCACATGCTTGGCCGGCTTGTGCAGGCGCAGGTACTGCACGACCTGGCCGCCCAGCGGCAGGCTCCAGGTCACCACGTCGGCCAGCAGCCGGCGGGTCTCGTCGTCGTCGATCATGCGCATCAGCAGCGCGTCGAGGGACTCCTCGGCGCCGCAGACCGCGCAGGTGTGGGTGAGGTCGGCAGCGCTCATGCGGAAGCACCTCCAGCGGGCGAGCGCAGCATGCGCGCCTGGGCAGCCGCAGCGCGGCGAGCGGCGTCGTTCAGCTCGACGCGGAACCGGTCCGGCTGCGTCGCACGCTGGCCGCGCGACCCCTCGATGCGGTAGACCTCGCCCGCGTCAATGAGCGCCAACAGGTGCCCCTGGACGCTGCCGACGCACAGCTTCGTCGCCTCGGCCAGCTCGTACTTGGTCGCCGGCTGAATGTCCATCAGGGCCTCGAAGACGGCCAGACGGTTGCGCAGGACATCGGCACGGATCATGGGGTTGGATTGGGTCATGGTCATCCTCATCACTTCCGGGTCTTGGCGGGCTGGGCTGCGCGCTCGGCGGCGGCGCGGCGCTGGGCATCGGTGGTGGCGACCATCCAGAGGTCGGGGTCGGTGCTGATCGGTCTGGGGATGCGGTAGACCTCGCCGCGCAGCTCCAGGGCACGCAGATGGCGGCGCACCACGGTAGGGCAGAGCTGGGTCTCACGGCAGAGATCGTCGACGCACGCAGGCATGCACTTCCGGCAGGCCTCGAGCACCTGGGCTCGGTTGCGCGTCGCAGCCGCACCCGATGAGGCCGTCGCGGCTTCGCTGACGGCGGGCCGGGTCGGTGCCACCAGCGGATTCGGATCGGTCAGTTCGCCGCTGTGGCTGACCGACGGCGGCAACGGACCGAGGTCGCGAGCCAGGCGCCAGACCGGCGGCTGTCCAGGCAGAGCCGGCGCCGACTCGAGCACGCCAGCACGCAGCAGGGCCGCGAGATAGCGGTTCAGGTTGTTGCGCGCAGCCAGATCGGAGGAGGTCGCGCAGGTCATCAGCAGGTCCTGCATGCTGAAGACGGGCATGGCACGCATCACCCACCAGGCGCGGGTGCGCAGCGGTCGCTTCGGCCGGGGCTGCATCACGGCGGGCGCGCTGGCCGCACGCTGCACGGTGGACGGGGTCAGCAGAGGGATCAGCACGTCACGTCCCTCCAGCCGCTGCCAGGCTCCCAGTACGCCTGCACCTTCTGATCGATCGGGGCGTACAGGCGCCAGACCATGCGACCACCGAGGTCAGCGTAGACCTGGCCCATCTCGGCGGCGACGCGCTTGACATCCGCGACCTGTTGGGGGTCAGTGGCGTCGATCGTCATCAGGATGCGCCAGGCACCCGCGTTGTTGAGCTCGAGCCGGGCCGGCCGGCGAATCGAGCGGATCGGCTTCTGGGGGGTGTTCACAGCTCACCTCCCTTGCGGCTGACGCGCGACAGGACCTGGCGGCCGCGCCGGTAGTCCTCGCACAGCGCACCGCGCATGTCGGCGCTGGCCATGCGGGTCTTGCTGGCGGCGCGGGCGACACCTTCGATCCGGGCAATCGCATTCAGCACCGAGCGCATGCGGCCCTCGGTCTCGGCATGGATGCGCTGGACCAGATCCGGCTCGATCTGCACATCGGCCAGCTGCTGGCAGACGGCGGCCACATCCGCGACGCTGGCCGGGGCGAACTCGACCCAGTTGAAGATGCGGCTGCTGATCTGCTGGTGCTGACCGAAGCGCCACACGTCTTGCGGCATGGCAATCAGGATCACCGGCGTACCCGACTTGTCGGTGATGCCGCGCAGCCGCTCCAGGCAGGCCGCCCGGTCATCCAAGGCGAACCCGGACTCGTCCAGGATGATGGCCGACTGGCTGGCCACCAGCCGGGCGCCGATGGCCGTCTCCATGGTGCGCCCTTGCGGGATGCCCATGCGTTCAGCCAGCGCCGCGATCAGGCGGCCCGGCGTCATGCCTTGCACGGCCGTCAGGTAGACCGCAGCTTCCGCCGCACCCCAGTGGTACAGCGTGGTCGTCTTGCCCTCGCCAGGCCGGCCGGTGACCAGCAGCCAGGAGGCCTCGCGGGCGCCGCGCACGGCCAAGCTCGCAATACCGGCCTCAAGACGGGCCAGATTTTCGGTTCGGACGAAGTGTCGTTTCATGGATACTCTCGGTTCTCTTACGTTGAATCCCCTCTGGGGGGTTTTTTGTCCCGGCCACTTCGCGGTGGCCGGGCTTTTTCATTGAGGGCTCACCTCAATAGAAATCGAAGTCGCCCATCGCGGGGCGGATGTAGTCCCCGGTCGACTCGCCGGCCTCGCGGCGCTCGCGCTCCAGGCGGGCGGACATCTCGGCCAGCTCGGCCTGCTCCTGCGCCACCTTCGCGGCCTTGCGCTCGTGGGCCAACTGCAGGCAGTAGCGGTCGAAGTCGTCCATGCCCTCGGGCTCGTCGGGGGCCTGCTGGGGCACGACCTCGGCCACGCGGGCCACGACTTCCAGCTCCGGGCGCTGCTGCACCAGGTCGGTCGGGATCTCGAACACTTCCCCCCCGTGGTGCTCAAGAGCAGGGGGCGCGGTGCGTTGCTCGATCTGCTCGATCTGTCGCTCGCGCCGGCGGATCTGCGCAGAGGCGCGCTTCTCGCGCGCCGCGTCGGCCAGCGTCTGCGTGATGTAGCCGGAGGCCTCGACCAGTTCGGCGCGCGCGATCAGCCGGCCGTCCAGGTGCTTGATCCAGACGTGGCGGTACTCGTCGGCGTCGATCGCCACCAGCACATCAGTGCCTTCCAGGTGATCCAGTTCGATGCAGCGGTAACGCTGGCCGGCATAGGCACTGACCGCACCGCGGCGCACCGTCTTGATGACGTGCAGCCGGAAGGCATCACGCAGCTCATCCTCGGTCATCACCACCGGCGACCAGCCCGCGACGCGAGCGGCCTGCAGCGCCTGGGCAGGCGTCATGTGGACCCTGCGGCCGTCGGCACCACGCACCTTGGGCAGAGACCGGTGGGGGTGGTTGTTCCACTTCTCTTCCAAGGCGTGGATCCAGTCGCAGGCCTGCTGCCAGGTCTCGAAGACCAGCCCGCGCCCCTCCCTCTGGGCCTGGAGCTTCAGCGCGTGGGCGCTCTCCAAATCGCCGGCGCGGCGCGCCTTCGTCATGCCCTTGTAGATCCGGCCGACCCGCTTGTAGGCGAGCTCGTCCATGCCCTTCGGGTTCTGGTAGGTCGCCAGCGCCCGGGATTCCCGGTCGAGCCAGGTATTGAAGTTCTCGGCGATGCCGTTGGCCTGCGAGTTTCCGACCTCGGCCGGATGCTTGATTTCCAGGCCCAGCCGCGAGGCCAGGCCGTCGAACTGCTCCGACTTCACCCGGTCGTTCTTGATGGAACGGGTCGAGTCGGTCTGCAGCACGGCAGGAACGCCACCGAAGCGGATGCATTCCTTCAGCCCGTCCAGAATCACGTCCGTGTTCTCGGTCAGGCCGATGCTCATCGGCGTGACGTAGCGAGTCGCCACGTCATGGAAATGCCAGACCTCATAGGTCACCGGCTCGCCCATCACCGGGTGGGGTGCGCGGAAGTGGGTATTCCAGCCGTCGGCGTGCACGAGATCCCAGGGCTGCAGTCCCTCGGCATCACGGTGCTGATAGAACTTCTTCGCCCGCAGGGCCGAACCCTGGTAGCGGCCACGCATCTTGTCCGACTCGGACAGCTTCTGCAGATAGCGCAGCACCTGCTGGTAACTGGGGGCCGGTGCGCCGGGCGGGAAACCCCACTCGGGTCGCCATTCGACCTGCATCTGTTCGTAGACCGAGCGGACCGTGGGTTTCTGCGGCCGGCAGTACAGCGTGCGTACCACGGGGTGCCAGGGCCGTTCAGTGAAATCCGGCGTGGAGGTATCTGCCGGCAGCAGTGCATCGGCGCCGCGCTGGGTTTTCAGTCCGATCCAGCGCTGCAGCGTCGGCAGGCTGGGCAGGCCATCCGCAGATTTCCGGCCCTGCGGCGCCTGCGTGCGGCGCAAGACCCCCAGCACCTCGGTGGACAGATCGCCCGATCGAGCCCTGGAGAGAAACACCGTGCAGGCCGCACGGGTGCTGCATCCCTGATCTCTGGCCAGGCGCTCGATGTGGCCGATGACGACTTTGCGCGCGGTGAGGATGGCTCGCTGCTCGGTCGTGGCGCGCGCCACCGGAGATTCGACACTCACCAGCTCGCGCCGATCGGTCGCAGGTGCCACAGCAGGCGTGGGCGCGGCACGCGCTGGCAGAGCCAGCGTGGCACGCGTCGGCTCGGAGAGCTGGGCGGCCACCGCGACAAGTTCTTGCTCGGCCAGGTAGGCGCGGGTTTCTGCGGGCAGCAGGTCAATGTGATATTCGATCGCCTTTGTACCGACCCTTTTCCGCCACTTTTTGCGGTCTGCGTCCAAAATTTTTTGCAGACGATCTCGAACCTTCTGTGGCGATCCCGGCATACCAGGAAGACCAGCCAGCTCTTGGGGGGTGAACCATTCGGCCACGATCAGTTCACCTTGAATCTACGGCCATCAGCCAGCGTTTCACGCAGGCTGCTGATGATGGCTGACGAAGCCTTCCCGTGAGGGCGGCGCCCGTCTTTGCGAGGTCTGGCCCAAGTGCGGAGCGCATGGTGAACCGCAGTGGGATCAAAGCGGTGATGAACCGCCCAAGCCTGCAGGCTGGGCCACCCCAACAGCGCCAACTGCCCGCGCAGACGCAGGCGATCGCCGAGCAGGTCGGCGTCTTCTGTCGCTTCGGTCGTTTGTGCGTTAATGTTCATGGTGAATGAACTATCCCGCAAAAAGTGATGGGATGCAAGTCCTTTTTTGCGCCAAGGCACCCCGTTCTTTTGTCATCGTGGGCACCAAGACCCATCAACAGCCAAAAAACCTTGAAAAATCAACAACTTACAGTCGAAAAGAACGCAAAGAGCGAACCGGCTCAGGAGCGTTCCTTTCTCACGCCAGAAAAGAACGTCCGTGATCGCCTGCTGGAGCTGATTGGGGAGGACTCAGTCGCAGCCTTTTCACGCTCCACAGGGGTTGCAGAGTCGAGCCTTCGCGCGTACCTGACCAGAGGCATCAAGCCTGGCATGGATCACTTGGTGGCGATGGCACAAGCCAAGGGCGTGACCGTCGACTGGCTTGCCACGGGACGGGAGCCCCGACTGCGCGCCGACGTCATCAAGGCCACAGGAGGTCTGGACAAGCAGCGCCTGAAGGACGCCATTGCTGCCGTCGAGGAGGGCCTCCGAGTGGCCCAGAAGCAGCTGTCCCCGGACAAGCATGCCGAGCTGATTTCGCTGATCTACGAGACAGAAGGCCCCATCAACAGGGCGTTTGTCGTGAGGATGATCACGTTTTCCCCCGCGTAA